CTAAATGAACCTAAAACAGCAGATATTGCTTTCGGTATAATACTAAGAGTTGTAGCTATTGTGTTACCTAGTATAGAACCTGTATCTAAATTTTCTGATGCAGCTTTTCTTATGTTTGCTAGAGATTCTAAGTTTGTGCTTAGAGAGCTTATAGCAGATAGAGTATTAGCCACCATGGATATTTTATTACCTGCCTCTTTTACAAAATTAAGACCTTCATTATCTCCTGCCAATGAAGTTAAGGCACTACCTACACCCCCCATAGCAGAAACCTGTTCTTCCATCATTTCTTTTTGCGTCTGATTAACCTTAATGTCATTCTTTAAAATACCATTATTAATATCAATCAATTCTAAAGCACCTGTTTCGTATAAACCCTTTCTTGCCATTAGATAATCAGCCTCTAATTGTAACATGCGATTATCAAACTCTATCTTATTCATCATAGTAGTTGATTGCTCTAATTCAAGAGCAAAAACCTTATCATCAAATGCCTTTTTTTCAATTCTTTCACTCTCCTTAAGATTTAATTTTCCTTCCTGAAGCTCAAGAGTTAGCATTTTACTTCTATTATCTGCTATAGCCTTTTCGTTTCCTTCTCCTTTTAGTAAAATTTCTAATTCCTTTGTTAAAAGTTTTTGTTTTATTTTAATTACGTTTTTAGCGTAATCAAATTCTGTACTTATTTTATTCTTTAAAAGATATTTTTGTAAATTTATATCTTCAGTAGATGTAGTTCTTAAATCTTGTAAGGTTTCTGCATTGTTAGCTTTTCTTTGTTTTCTTAGAAGCCCTGCCATTTGTCTAGTAGCAATTTCTGTTCCCTCTTTCTTATTGTTGTCTTGGTCTAAGAAATCTTGAACTCCTGCAATTTTAGCCTCAAGTAATCCTGCATTAAATAACTTATCATTATCCAACATTGCATTGTTTTCGCTGAAAAAGACTTCTCTTTTTCTTATCATTTCATTTATTTCAAACTGAGCAGCTTTACTTTCAGGCTTGACTTTTTCTTCAGTTGCTTCTCCTGATAATAGGTCTGTTATGCTTAGACCTCCTAACTTAGAAGTTATAGTTTCTTCAAGTTCTGCAATCTTAGAATCAAAACTACCACTCTGTATAGATTCTTTAAATTGACCTATAGTCATATCCATCTCACTTAAAAGCTTATTAACCTGAACAACCCTTCTTGCCCTAAACTTCTCAGCAGCAGAAGGCATTATATTACTCCAACCTATTTCAAAATTAGATTCAACATCTTTAATTATATTCGTAATGCTTGAGGAAACTCCAAAAGCGTTTGAAAATCCTGTTTCTAATTCATTTATCTGCTTAAGAAGCAAATCGCCCTCAACCTCTGACTTTAGAATATTGGCTCTCATATCTGTATATATATTAGCGTAAGCCTTTTTATTCATAGCCTCTATAAGAGTGTTTGTAGCAGTTGTTATATCTTCAATGTTATCCTTCTCTGTAACAAGGTCTTGATTATGAACTTTCATAACCTTATTAATGTTAGATATAGATAATTTTTCTTTCTTTTTAAGCTCTGTGTATGTGTAGCTTAGTTTAGAATTTTCTTTTAAATCCCTTCCTTCTTCCTTAGAAAGAGAAATCATTTTCTCTCTAATTGTAGATAGAGATTCTAATTCTTTTTCTAACCCTTTAGTTTTTTTTGCAGTATCTAACATTGCGTTGTCTACATTTTCTAATGTAGTAGGAATAGCAGCTATAACATCTTTGGCTTCAAACATTTTAGAAACGAGAAATCCTAACGCAACTACTAATGCTCCTACCCCTGTAGTTATAAGAGCAGAAGTAAATGTTCTTAAAGCTACAGTAAGAATTCTAACTCCTGTTGCAGCTCTTTGAGAGGCTGTCATCATAGTAAAAAATGCAGAACTTGTTGTTGCAGTCCACATAGCTGCTAATTTAGCACCAACAACATAACTTAAGAGTGCTTTTGCTGTCAATCCAATCCATTTTCCTGCTAACTTAATATTAGATGTTAATTTAGCCATAGCACCCTCATTCTCTACTAATTTGTTTAAGAATTTAGCTAATGATGAAAATGCTTTTTTCAATCCACCACCAAAGTTTTTCATAACAGCTATTGCTGCTCCTGGAGCTGCAGATGTAAACTTAAGCATAGAACCCTGTAGCGTGTCCCCTACAATATCTGCCATTCTCTCTCCTTCTCCTGAAGCATCTAATAGAGAATCTCTTAATGTTGCTATATCATCAGAACCCTCTAGCATAGTACCAAACGCAGCCACCTGTCTAATATCCATAAAACCAAGAACATCAGTAAGGTCAGTACCTTCATCTTGCAGTCCTTTAAATGCTATTAACATTTCATCTAAATTTGTTATCGTATGACCTAATGTTTTGGATAGCTTTGATGAAGGGTCTTGCATTTTAAGGAATATATTCCTTAAAGATGTACCTGCAATAGAAGCCTCAATACCTGTATCAGAAAGCTTACCCATAATAGCAGCGACTTCCTCTATTTCAAATCCTGCCATAGCTGCAATAGGAGCAACCTTAGTCATACTTGTATTCCACTTCTCAATATCTAATGCTGAACTTGAAAACGCAACTGCCATAACATCTACAACTCTACCTGCCTCACTAGCATCTAATTGAAACCCTCTAATAGAAGCACCTGCTACCTGTGCAGCTCTAGCTAAGTCTGTTCCTGTTGCAGTAGCTAAATCAAGAGTTGCTTCAGTAGCATCTAGTATTTCTTGTGCTGTAAATCCTAATTTAGAATATGCTAATTGTAATTCTCCAACTTGCGTAGCAGTAAAGAATGTTGAACGACCTAAATCCTCTGCAGATTTAGTTAGTGCTGAGAACTCTGATTCAGTAGCCCCTGAAACTGCATTAACTTTAGCCATAACAAATTCAAAGTCAGAAAATGTAGTTACTATGGAACTAGCGACTCTATTTACTAATCTAAACGCACCAACTATAACTCCAATAGCAGCAGCACCCTTTACGAATTGCTTTGCCATTCCATTAGATGACTTAGTGACATTTTTTGTAGTCTTATTAGCACCTACCATATCCTTATTTAACTCCCTAACTTGCTTAGAAGTAAATTTTATTGCTGCTGCTCTTTCTTTGTATGCTTTTGCACTTGCTTTAGATTGAAATTGTCCTGTTTTAGATTCTTTTTCTTGTTTTTTCTGCTCTGCTCTTAACTCTTTTAATCCCTTTTTTAAGTCAGCAATCTTTTTAATGTCTTTGATTACTACCTCTATCGCTACCTTACTTTTTAATGCCATAATTTTATTTTAGCTTATCGTTAATTGTATTGCCTTACTTTGTCCTTCTTCTCCTATTACTGCATCCACCTGCTTTAATATCTCATCTTCTACCATTTGATTTATTCCCATTGAATCTGCAATTCCAAAAGCATAGTCTATGAATCCTGTCCTTCTTGGAGCAACAAGCAAACCACCTGCTGTGTAGTAATTGTTTTGTAATTCCTTTGTTACCTTCCAAATTCTTTTCTTAGAGAAGTCTAGTCCCTTATTTTTAGTCCAAGCCTTAATATCTTCAAACTTTACATTAGGAGCAGAAGTATTACCATCATTAACCATCCACATATATTCAGTATCATTTACAATCTCCATATATAAATTACCTCCCCTTTCAGAAACAATAGTTTTAAATGATTTGTATAGTTTCTGAGAGGCAAGATGCTCCTGAAATACAAGTTCTTGCTGAAGTAACTCAATGTAAAATTCTCCTGCAGTTTTTAATGCTTTGTCTATTACTTTATATGCTGACATTATTCTCTTGGCTGACCTTCATCTAAAGGTATTGATGTGTTATATTTTCTCCTTAAAACTTTTGACATACCTAAACCTATAAACTCCGTAACCACAGGAATTAAGTAATTATTCTTTTGTTTAACACTAATTGATGATATAGATGCTGAATTTCCATTTACACCTGATGTGAAATCAATAAAAAGTATGTCTGCTGTGCTATATGCCTTAAAATCAAGATTTATACTACTTAAAGGTAAAGTATAAGTAGTTATACTAGATTGAGTGAATGGATATGGTTGAATAGTAGAATTGTAAAGAGTTGAAACCCCTAAAGTACCCACATAATTAGAATTATGAAAGTTTATAGTTATACTATATTCTTGTCCTTTTATTAATTGCTTTAGTTCTTGAAATATACCTGAAGTGCTGCTTACACCTCTTGATACAGCTACAGGCAATGTAATCGTATTATCTACTGAAGTAGGTATTGTTTCTGAAACTGATGAAAACCTATACCAATTTGAGTTTGAGTAATTAGGCAATCCTACTGATGATACTGCTTCTGTAGCGTAACTAGAAGTTGAAGTAATTATATTAGTCGTACTTAATGTAGAGTTGGTAATAGAATCATTAAATGATAAATATTCATTAGATAAAATAGGTACAGATATAAATACATCTAATCCTTCCTCTAAAGCCTGTCCTCTACTATTTATTTGCTCCATTTTTTATTATTATTGTTATTAAAATGATAATTTAGGTACAAAAGCTCCCTTATATTCCCAAAGAATTAACTCTACCTTTGTAACCTCATTGTTGTTGGGAATGTAATCCATAATTTGATTTATCCTGTAGTAATATCCATCAATATAAACTAATTTTCTTAAATCTAAATTATTTATGTCAGATAGTTTTAGATTAACATATACTGTTTTTATTCTTGGATTTGTTTTAATCTGCTCTATCATATTTTGATAGTATTCTTGGTATAATCCTTTATATATTGCAGAAGAACCTATTGAATTTCCTACAGCATTGTAAGTTTTTTGCTTTACACTACCATAAGTTAATGGGTTTCTTTTAAAATTTGAAAGAGTAAATCCATCTGCACTATTAGCATAACATAGAAAAGGGTATGTAGAATTATTAGAAGGAGCTCCTGCAATTAGAGATTGTAAATCAGTAGGTGCAAACCATTGAGTCCCTGCTGCAAATCTAATAGGAGTAAGACCTGCAGTTGGAGCTACAGAAGATTTAACATAATTTAAAAGTCTAGGTTGGAAATTATAGCCTTTAGGTGGTCTGCAAGTTCCACTTGGAGTGGGTACGT